GAGTTACAACATGATTATGCAGAGGGAACTGATTTAGTATTCCATGTTCATTGGCAAGGGATAACTGCGCCTAGTGGAACTGATAACGTGCAGTGGAGATTAAATTATATTTTAATGGGAGATGGAACAACATTAAACGCAGCAGTGACGATTGATAGTCCAGACACGCCATTTGATACGCAATACGAAACAGTAAGGACAGACTTCGCAGCAATAACAGGGACTAACTTTAAAATAGGAGATCAATTTATGTTTACATTAACACGGGTTGCTTCAACTGGTGATGCTTATGCAGGAGACTCCTTAATTGCAACTGCAGGAATTCATTATCAAGTCAATACTCTTGGAAGTAGAACAATATCAACTAAATAAATAAAAAATAAAAATTATGAAAACTTGGATAAAAGGTGGATTTCCATTAGATAAATTAGAATGTCAATATTTTGATATTTGCAAATTCTATGATACTAAAAAATGTAATTATAATTCTCCTTGTTATGCAGTTTTAAAATTACCATATGGCGGGATAACTGCAAGGAAACTTTTTAGAAATATTTGTGAATCTTTTGTAGAAAAAAATAATTTAGAATTTCAAATAGGAATGATAATTGAAAGTGATAATGGCAAAACAAAAAAATAGAATAAAAAAACTTGAAGAAAGTTTGGGTAATGAAAGAGGAGCACAAAAAATAATATATACTACTGTTCTTAATTATTTGGCTAAACAAGATTATGAAGGATTAAGAAAATATTGTGAATTTTACACAAAACGAAAGTGATAGAAACCTTTAAATATACAGCTATATTAGTCTTTTTATGAAAGGCAATACATTTTCACTTAATATAAAAAACAGATTTGCACTTCTTAGAATTTTACCAAAACAATCTGATTATGTTACAATGAGACAGATAAAATTTTTATCTGAAAGATTGAATTTATCTAAGGAAGAGATTGACAAATTCGAGGTAAAGGCTAATGGAAATGGTGGTCTTGCATGGAATACTAAAAAAGAAAAATCTATTGATCTAGAAATTCCATTGGTTGTTGATAAGGCAATAATTGAAGCTCTTAATGATCTTGATAAACAAAAAAAGATAGATAGTGATCTTATTGGGATATACGAGTTATTTATTCCAGAAAAAGATTCTACAAAATAATTTTCTAATTATCAAAAGCATTTAAATACATAGTTCGCTTAGATTATTTAATATCAAAATGAAAATTACTGCTTTTTTCACAGATAAGGGAATACCCAAGGAAGCATTATCTCCTGTTATTCGAGTACTTACTTATGATGGAACAGTTGTTGTGAATGACGAAGCAATGACGGAGATAGGTTCAGGATTTTATTATTATGATTTTACAACTTATGATGAAGATATAGATTATGTTATTAGGGGCGACGGAACGGCTACCCTAACTGGTTCTGATAGATATGTTTATTCATCTACTGAGACTGCAGGTGTTGGAAAAATTCTTAAGATTGAAAAAGGAGATTGGCAGATTGTTGGAAACCAAATGGTGTTCTATGATATTGATGGCACTACTGAATTATATACATTCGATTTGAAAGATAAAAGTGATGTAGCAACTGAGACTAATGTATATTCACGTGTTTCAACTGGATAGGAAGTTTTATAAACGTATAATGGTTTAATAAGGTATGGTTTTCAAAAAAGGATATAAAGAATCAGAAGAGACAAAAAAGAAAAGAGGTTTAGCAATATCTAAAGCATTAAAGGGAAAATTTGTAGGAAAGAATAGTCCTCGTTATGGTAAAAAAGCTTCTGAAAAATCAAGAAAAAAAATGAGTGAATCACAGAAAAAAATAACCCATCATGGAAGATTTAAAAAAGGTTATAAAAGAAGTGAAGAATCTATAAAGAAACAGGTTAAATCTAGAAATGGAAAATATTCTAGAGAAAATAGTCCAAGATGGGCAGGTGGAAAAATTAGATATTTACAAAAAATGGCAAGAGATATGATGATTAAAGCAGGATTTGCTGTTGATGGGATGCAAGTCCATCATATTAATTTTAATCCTAAAGATAATAGATTAGAAAATTTTAAATTATTAACCCCGGGAGATCATCTAAGGATACATAAATCTGCAAAAGGATCTGTACGTTCAGATAAATTTAAAAATAATTTAAGTAAAATAATGAAGGGAAATACTAGAGGATTTAAGAAAGGTATGACGCCCTGGAATAAGAAGGCATAAATGGGAGTCCGAGTTGGTATTTTTCATAATACTTCTGGATTAATTACTAGAGGACTTGGAGAAATTCATAAATTATTAACCAGGGGACTTGGTCCAAGCAAGAAAATAAATAAAGGTCAAAGCCCTGCCAAACAAAAACCTCCAAAAGTTCAAATAAAAAAAGAATATCTTATTGGAATATTGTCTGGAGTTAGAAAAACCAACCTAGTCAAGAAGAATATTTATGCAGCAATTAAAAGAGTAATCAACAAAAATATTTTACTAAAATCAAATGTTAAAAAAGTTGTTTTAAAATCATTTGAATTAAAAACAAAGACGGATCATAAAAAATTATCTGAAATTCTTGACGCTATTTAATAATAAATATAACTGTATATTTCTGTATTTATGAAACAATGTTTATAACTAATATCCTCTAATATCTATAATGGAAAGAGGTACAAATTTTACATTTACTACTCCATTGAATGTTAATATTGTTAATATCAAGGGAGTTGAACATACCTATGTCGAGGGGGATATTTCTACAAATGATATTGATTATGTTAATGATATAATGAGTAAGAGATGTCAGGAATCAATGCAAAAACAGATCCTTGAAAGAAACATGAAATTAGATCTTGAACATGAAGCATTTAAAGGAGATACCCATGAGGAAAAAGAAATTAATAAAACAAAAATTCCTGCAGGAAAACTAATTGATGCAGTCGTTAAAGATTTAGGAAGCAAAAGATATTCAACAAGGGTTAAGGGTGAAATAAATAGGCATAATCCAAATTATAAAACCACTAAAGGGAATCTTGTTGAAAAATATTTAGATGCTTTTTCAGTTGCATTTTTACCAGTTGATGTTAAGTATCAAAATAAAGAAGGAAAAGAAATCTCATTTAGTGAATATAGTGTTTTACCTCATGATAAAAAAGTAAGAGTTCTTGATGATGTTCTTTTATTGAATGTTGCACTAACTGGAAACCCATGTAATACTAAGGCTCAGCTTACAGAAGTTTTTACAAAATCAATGGATGCCGTCGAGGAATATACAAAATTAAAAGCAATAGATCCAAGCGTAGAAGATAACCTTATGGTTAAAGACAATTCATATTCAACCCATTTACTTGGGGAGAAACAATTAAATATACAAAATTCAAAGATGACAGAAGATACAGATCAAAGTACAGATCCAACTGCTGTTGCTGCAAATAGTGCTAATGCTGACGCAAGTCAGGATGCACCTGATGCAAGTACAGACGCTGGTGAAGGCAATGATTCTGTGAATGCTGAAAAGAAAGCTATGTTTAGTACAATGTCAGCTGATTTGAAAACTTTATCAGAGAAGTATGATTTAGTTTCAAAAGAGAATGAAGGAATTAAAGCAGATATGAAGTCTATGGCAGACTCTATGGCTAAGATTACGGAAGCTCTTACGAAACCAATTCATAAATCTACAGGTATTCAATCAACTGATGCTGCAACTAATGCACAGCTGGATATTCAAAGAAAATCTGTTGATCCTTTGAGCCTTTTCTAAAATGGTGAGAGATGCTTTTACAGGTAGTACAGAAGGACTTGATATGCAAGATGCATATTCAAAATCTTTTGCACACCTACAACACAAGACAAAGTATTGGGACCCATCATCAGGAATGGACCTAAGATCAGAAGCTGGTTTCAAAGCCACAACTACTGAACAAGGTGGATCCGGAACAGCAGGATTTGCTATGATTCCAGTTTACCTAAGTCCATTAATTGTTGATGAATCTAGGAAAAGAACTCCACTTGTGGAGTTATTTCCAAGAGTTACCAATTTAGGAATGTATGCGGATTACAACAACATAACTGCAAAGGGCGCAGGCTTTACAGCCTACGAAGATGCGGCATTTAGCGAGACTGACGATACAATCGACAGAAACTCAGTGCCTATCAAATTCCTTTACAGTGTTGGAAGAGTTACAGGACCTGCTTTAGCAGGACAACCCGGTTTCGTACTTCAAGGTTTCCAGGGAACTGGAAGCGGATTAGGCGGAAGTGCTTTTTCAGATGTTAGTGCTCCAAATGCAATGCAGTTAAGAATCTTAACAGCGGCAAGGGCTATAAAGGAATTGGAAGAAAGTTTGATCGTTAATGGCGATGCTTCAACTGACGCAACTGAATTTTCAGGAATTGTAAAACTACAAGGAACTGAAAATGTTGTTGATTTAGAAAGCGGCGCTTTAACATATGATCACATTGAAACAGCGGTTCAATACTCGTTTGATGATGGCGGAATTATCAAATTAGCAGTTGGATCTAGTGCTGCGGTTAGAGATGTGCGAAAGATTATATTGGACACGTTCCGGTATTCTCCAAGCGATATCCCTGGCGGAGTATTACCTTTCGGTGTGCCATCTGCAGTCTTACTTCAGACACTTGTTGGGCCAGTACCACTGATCCCTTCAATGTATTTGAGTAATACGTCAGGTGCTAAGCAAATTTATTTCCTTGATACAGACTACATCGAGATGCGAGTTCTACAAGATATGACTTATGAGAGATTAGGTAAAGCTAACGACTCAGACAAGTTTTTCTTGAAGATATACGAGTGTTTCGTGATGAAGAATCCAAAGTTCAACGCATTCATAGATAATATTGCATAATCCTTTTTATTGTTTTTTAGATTTCAATTTTTTTATTTTTTTTTAGAAAAAACAAAAGAGAAAAAAACTCTTAAAAATATAAATTATTAACGGAGGTAAAAAAATATGACAGCATTAGGAGAAGTAGGAACAGTTAGTGAAGTTGCTCCAAATACAGGAGTTAAGGTACTTAAAGTTGCATTTCCAGCAACAGTGATTGGTGGAACTGATACAGTTCAAGTTGACTTAAATGACTATGGATGTACATTATTACATGCCATTGATGTTTATGATGAAACAACAACTGGTTCAATAGTTGTATCGGAAGCACCAACAACAGTTGTAACTGATGGAGTGTTAGTAATAACTTTAGGTGGTTCAGACACAGGTGTAAAAACTGCAATCTTAGTTTGTTCTTAATTTGTCTTTTATAATAAAATGACAAGAGACGGAACAGTAAGTGGAGATAATTATGGAAAACAGACTTTTCATGATCAAGTAACTTTTGCACAAGGTGCGGCAGGTTCAAATGTTCAAGTAATTAAAGATTCTCAAATTTGGTATGCAGATTCAGGAAAGACTAGCCCAGCAGTGTCTGGAAATGGTTTAACTTGGGATTCAGCATTCTTGACTTTAACAGAAGCACTAGCAGCTGCAGGAGATAACGATGTTATTTATGTAGCACCAGGTGATTATGTTACAGCTACGGCAAATGTAGTTTCACAAGCGGGTTTAACAATCATAGGTCCTAACAGATCTTGTAATGATTATAAGGCCTTAATTTACACAAGCGCTGCGGTTAATGTTTTCGAGGTTGATGCAAATAGTGTATCAATTATTGGATTAGGAATTTCAGCAGTTGGTGGAAACGGAAGTGGAATTGCAGTATCTGCAACAACAGCTTCGTATAAATTTTATGTAGCACATTGTAGATTTGATGGATATGGTAATGCAGGG